TAGCTTCAAATCTTATTCCTTCTGCTGATAACACTTACGATCTGGGTGCTAGTGGCAGTGAGTGGAAAGACCTCTATGTTGATGGCACTGCCAATATTGATACTGGCTCTATTGATACTGCAAATGTGGGAACTTTAGCCGTATCAGGTAACAGTACATTACAAGGTGATCTTACTGTTAATGGTAGCATAAGTGGTTCTGGTGCTATTGTTGCAACTACTGCAGCTACACTAGAAACAGCACGTACAATTACAATTGCAGGTATAACTGCAGGTGCAGCTAACTTTGATGGATCAGCTAACATAACTATAACAACAAGTGGTCTTACCCTTGGTGGTACAGCAGTTACATCTACAGGCGCAGAGTTAAATATACTTGACGGTGTAACAGCAAGTACTGCAGAAGTAAATTTATTAGATGGCGTTACAGCAAGCACTACAGAAATAAACCATATAGATGGTGTAACATCTGCAATACAAACTCAACTAGATGCAAAAGTTGATGAAACACATACAGGTGATGTTGACATTACTGGTGAACTTGTGGTACAATCCTACAATGAAACATATCAAAGTGTTTCATCGTCAAGTAATACAACAACTATAAACTGCGAGACTGGTAATGTGTTTGCATCAACCTTAAGTGAGAATACAACTTTTACTTTTACTAACCCACCTGCTAATAATACAGCATACGGATTTAGTCTAAAGCTTATTCAGGATGCAAGTGCAAGTGGATATACTGTAACATGGCCTACGACTATTGATTGGCCTAATGCAAATACACCAACACTTACTAGTACGGCTAATGCGATAGATCAGTTTGTATTTTATACACATGATGGTGGGAGTAACTGGTATGGTTTTACAGCAGGGTCAAATTTAGGATAATATAAAATGAGTAACGTTAAAAAGTTAATGATGCAAGCAGCAGCAGGTGGTGGAGAAAATGTAGAAAGTGTATTTAGTACACATTTGTATAAAGGAACTGCAAGTGCACAAAGTATTACTACTAACATTGACCTAAGTGGCGAAGGTGGCATGCTTTGGATAAAAAACCGTAGTCAAGGTGGTGCAGGACATTATTTGTTTGATACCGAAAGAGGCCGTCAATATGCTTTGCTTTCACACTCAGCCAACAGTGTATCTGAGTCAGCACCCACTGGTAGTACTTCATCACAAGACCTCACAAGCTTTAACAGTAATGGGTTTTCGATAGGCACGGATTGGAATTATAACCTAAATGTTACAGGTAGTGCTGAGTACGCAGCTTGGACATTTCGCAAAGCTCCTAATTTTTTTGACGTTGTAACCTACACAGGAAACGGATCGGCAGGGCGTGAAATAAGCCATAACCTTGGTAGTGTTCCTGGTATGATATGGGTTAAAAAAATAAATGGAGGGGGTGATTGGGTAATTCTGCATAGAAGCTTGGGGGCACAAGGTTCTGGTGGTATAAGATTAAACAGAACAGATGCTGCATCTTCTAATGGGCAACATTACTGGGGCAATGGAACAAACGGTATAGATCCTACAAGCACCGTCTTTACTGTAGATAATCATACTTGGGTAAATAATTCTGGTGACACCTACGTTGCTTACTTATTCGCACACAACAATAGTGACGGTGGTTTTGGTGCATCAGGTGATCAAGATATTATCAAGTGTGGTTCATATACTGGTAACGGTAGTGCAACTAGTGGAACAGTAGTAGACTTAGGGTTTGAACCACAATTTGTGCTTATCAAAGCTTCCAGTACTGCCCAAGCAGCAGTAATGTTTGACAGCATGAGAGGCGTTTCATCAGCAGAAGATGATCAAGTGCAGTATCCTATGTATGCACAAGCTGAAGGTAGTCCACAATCTTTTATTGCTTTTAGATCAAATGGCTTTCAGCTACAGACAGATAATTACGAAGCTAATGGAAACGGAATTAGCTATATATACATGGCTATACGCAGACCAATGGCTGAAGCAGAAACAGGTGCAGACGTATTTAAAGCAACCTATGGAAATTCAAGTAGTAATGATCCACCAGGATGGTCTTCTCCAACAGGTTTTGTTGTTGATGCTTCTCTTGATATGAATTTTGGTGGTAGTGCAACCGACTCAGCAACTTTTGGAGCTAGGTTAATACAGAATAAATATTCTGACCAGTTGTATAACACTAGTGGCCCTACGTTTCAAAATTGGGATGGTCAAAACTATGACCACCAAAATGGTTTTGCGGATTCAGCAGATGGTGGAACTGGTGATTTAGGTTACATGTGGCAGAGAAAAGCAGGGGCATTTGATGCATTTACTTTCAAAGGTACTGGATCAAACATGACCCATAATCATAATTTAGCAGGTGAAGTGGGTATGGCGTGGTGGTTTACTGTTAGTACATCCACACACGTATATGTTTACGCAAGACCACTTGGTGCAAATAAGTATATGCGATTAAATTTAAATTATGATCAAGTAACGGATACAGTACTTTGGCAAAATACACATCCAACAAACACTGAATTTTATACAGGTGGTGGCTACAATAATACTAACGAAGAACATATTGTTCTTTTGTTCGGGAATCAATCAGGAGTTTCTAAAGTAGGAACATTCACTGGTAACGGAACTAATCAAAATATTGATTGTGGGTTTAGCAACGGAATACGTCTCCTTATGGTGAAAAAAGTAGGTACAGGAAACTGGTATTTCTGGGATGAAGCAAATTTAGGAAGTCAATATCACTATTTTTGGTATATCAAAAATCAAGCAGGGTTCATCACTAATCAAGACACAATTGATACCTACAGTGCAGGGTTTAATATAAAATTTAACACCAATCAATCCATTAATACTAATGGAGACACATATTTATTTTATGCAGTTGCGGCATAACTCAAGGTCAAAAAGGAGTAACAACTAATGGCTGAATATCGTAATCGTACAACAGGTGAAGTTAAAACACAAGGTGAACTTAGGAAAGACAATCCCAATACGTCCTTTCCTAAAATATGGAATAGCAATGTTTTTGATGCATTAAATGTTGATCCAGTAATGATTGCAGCAGCACCTACAGATGGAATAGGTAAGTATCAACATGCTGTTAGAAATGGTGTAGAGCAAAACTCTAATAGTGACTGGGTATATGCATGGAAGATCGTTGATATGTTTGCTGATATAGATGGTGGGCAAACTAAAGCAGAGCAAGAAACTGCATATCAAACAAGTCTTGATACTAATGCAGCAAGTAATAACCGCAAAAAACGTGATACTTTACTTTCTGAAACAGATTGGTGGGCAGTATCTGATCGTACAATGACCTCTGCTCAAACAACTTATCGTACTGCTTTAAGAGATTTGCCAACACATTCTAACTGGCCTCACCTTGAAGCAGATGACTGGCCTACTAAGCCATAGGGTATAGGATATGGCTGACATTAAACTAACATCAGAAGAAATAGAGACAATGCTAGACAACGCAGCTAGGCGTGGTGCTAAAGAGGCACTACGTTCTATCGGGTTACTTGACGATGATGCACAAAAAGATATACTAGAAATGCGTAACTTGATAGAAGCATGGAGAGATACACGTAGAAGTATATGGAGTACTGTGGTAAAGTTAGCTACAGTTGGAACACTAACATTAGGTTATACAGGAGAGATGTCTGGGTTTCAATCTTACCTAGAGCAAAACCCTGATAAGAAAAATCAAATGGATGAGTTTAAAAAAGCAGCTATGATGATGGCTAAAGGCGGTAGTGTACGAAAATTTCAAGCAGGTGGTTTTAACAATCCAAATGCATCATCATATTCAGCTAATCAATATTCTGCGAATCCTGCACAAACTTCTGCAGAATTTAGAGCAGTAGCACAGGCACAACAAACGGCTGCAAATAATAATGATGATGGTCCTTCAGTAAATCAACCTGTACAACTTGGTCAACAAGTAGAAACAGTTCAGTACGTGCCTCAAGGTGGACCACCCATCCCTTACCAACAATCACAACAGTATCAACAACAAGGTCAGACTGTACAACAAAATGCAGCAGGTAGTTTTGACATAGTTGATGCTTCAGGTAAAGTTATTAAAACAAATATTGATACTGCTGAACAGGCACAACAAATGTCTGGTCAACAACGACCTTATGCACCATTTGACGTGCCTATAACTACTATGCCTATTCCAGACTTAGGTGACTATGATCCCACTAAAGGTATGCCAGAGCCATTACCAGAACCAGACTTTAGCACTGGGTATTTATTACCTGACTATGCAGAAGGACAGTTAAAAACTATTGTAACAGGCGGTACTGATCTTAGTAATATTAAAATAGAAGGTAATACTGTAACATTTGCTGATGGTAAAACAATACAAGCACAAACACCTGAACAAGCTCAGATGATTGTAGATGCTGCAAATAAATATAAA